AAAATCCTCTAATGATGATGTAGCTTCAGCTGACCAATCGATTGACCTTAAGATAATATCTAACGGGTCAAGGAAAGTTTTCTGAAACTGTAAGTCGTGGTCAATCCAATCATGCAGTCCGAGTTCTTCGGGAAGTTTATCATCGGGAAACGCAATGACATTCTGTTGGATTGGATTGTTCTTACGGAGATAAACAAACTTAATCTTGTCACCGTTTCGGATAAACCGATACTTTTTGTCAAGTCCGTTCTTCTTGATATAATAGTTGTAAAGGAGAGACCCGCGACAATGTATCGGAGTACCCTTACGGTAAATCAAGTTTGTATCTCTGTAAGAACTAATATCAGAAACTCCACGAGGAAAAGCAATCTCTTCGGGAGACATATTTCTAAAACCTTTTTTGAAATCACTAATGGCATCTTGTGTTTGTGATTCGTCACCTTGAACAATAATCTTGAACATCTGTTTCATAGCTTCACGACAGATACCAGGCGTCGATGACTTGACTGCTTCGATACCCATAACTTTTAGTTTAGGTTCTGCGTAACGAACACCTTCGTTGTCAAACACATTAAGTATGTATCGTTTCTTGGCTGTCCATATACCACGGTCTGCAATAACTTCCCGACCCATAACCATACGATTCGAATACGCGTTTGTATCCTTGGCGAAGTTGTCATAGGCTTTTTCTAGGACGGGTTCTATAGCTTCAGTAGCGAACTTGTTTAAAAAATTAATCTCATCACCTTTACAAAACTTATCTACAATATCACCAACACCAACATAAAGAGAATCAGTATCCATGGCAATCACTCGGTCTTTATCATCTTCCATAACTTTCTGTAAGTATTTATTCACAGAAGATTCACCGTGTTTGATAACTGATTGACCCGTGGTAGTTACACCTTCTGCAATAGAAAGGTCAAAGTAACGGAAGTAACGATTACCCATTGCACCATACAATGAGTTAAGTAAAATCTTTGTGGCCATCTGTTTGTTTTCTAGGATAGTAGCCTTACGAATCAGAGAGTCGGACTTACCTTCTGTTTCGATTTGTTGTTTGACTTGTAACATCTCTTTCTTTGTAACAACACGAGTCTCATACAAACTCTCTACAATTTCGGGAATGATACCTTTCTTATCTGTACGGAAAGTAGCACCATTAGAAGCTTTAGCACCTATCGGATTATCAGCACTAATTAGTGTTTCGGGTGACATATTGTATTGAATAATAATATTAGGATACAGAGAGTTTAAATCAAAAGACATAACCCACTCATGCATACCAACGTGAGGTTCTTTTACATAACCACCAACAAACGCTGACTTCTTATGTTGTTTAGGTTGAGGAACTGCAATCTTCTTTTTCATAAGTTCACGAAAGATAATGCAATCCCAAATAGCTGTAGTACCTAAAGTATCATTGAAGTTTACACCAGCCATATAAGCCATAGTCATAACTAAATCAATCAAGCCAAGTTTCTCATCCATACGAGAAACAAGTTCTACGTCTTTGATATTGTAATCAATGTATTTCTGAAAGTCATTCTCATACAAGTCCATCAAGTTACCAACGTCAGAGTAGTCAAGTTTCTTCTCACCAAGAACTACGCTCGAAATATGATTCAACGAATACGATTCTTGATTACCATAAGTATAAGCGAACTTCTTAAACAAATCCATATAGTCAAGAGAGGAGATACCAACAATATCAAAAGTAAGTTGTTCTCGTCCCATAATCTTTACAACACGTTGGTCAATCTTACCCCAAGGTGATAGATGTCTAGTTTCTTCTTCACCAAGTACACGAGCCAAACGATTTACGATATACGGAATATCAAAGAACCTAGAGTTCCAACCCGTAATAACATCGGGAGTATTGAATGGTTCTTTCCACCATTCTAGGAAAGCAGACAACATAGTCTTCTCATTATAAAATTGGAAGTACTCGATTTCTAAACCGAGTTCGGATTGTTGAGGCTGATAGTCTTTCATACCAAACACAATATACTTATCAGAACGACTAGACTTCAAAGTAATAGCTAGTATTTCTTCTAGAGCTTCTTCGGGTCGAGGGAAACCATCACTAAAGGCAGTTTCAATATCGACAGTTGTAACATTAATCAAACTAGTATCGGCTTGGATTGTATCGGGAAACAACTGTTGGATACAACCATGAATATGTCTCGTGTTACCGAATATCTTGAACTTATCTACATCACCATACTGTGTGATGAAATCTTTACACTCTCGCATAGAGGAAAGAGGTACGGGTTTTACTGGCGTACCGTCCAGCCCATGCCAATCAGAAGTCAGCTCTTTCGACTCAACGTACATGGTCGGCGAATATCTTATCTTTCTAAAATCGGGTTTACCTTCAGTATCATATCCACGATATAGGATTTGATTACCGTATCGACTTACATTAGTATAGAAGCTTACAAAATTATTCATACAAATATAGTATCACAGATTTTACATTATGTAAAGAAAAAAAGAGGTCTCTGTAGTAGCAGACCTCGTAAAAGGTGGGAAGTTGGGCTCAGGGTTACCAACGACTTTCAGAAACAAATATCCTGTTTTATATTGTCCTACTTGTACCCGCTCCTCGTCTCTCAATCACTTGACCGTTGATTCGATTCACAGTGCCTTTCTCCATTTGTCAGAGAGATACTCAGCCATTCCCGATAAGATACCGTCATACCTTATCAAAATCTTAACTCTTTATTTAGACATATTGTCCCTTAAAGAATACACATATTATACTAAAAATTAGCCTTTAAGTAAAGTACTTTTTTTAGTTTTTTTACCATTAATTTGAATTGTTCGTGGTTTCTTTTCATCAGGTATTACTTTACTTAAACCAATCTTAAGTAAACCATCTTCGAATGAAGCACCATCAACTACCATAAACTCTCCAAGAGTCCATCTCTTTTCAAACTTACGATAAGCTATTCCTTTATGGAAATAGTTTTGATCGTCTTCACCTTTGTCACCTTTGACAATCAATGTTTGGTCGTCAAGAGTAACATTGATGTCACTTTCTTTGTAACCAGCGAGTGCTATCTCAATGGTATATGTTTCTTCTTTCTGATTATGAATCACGTTATACACAGGAAAGTTTGTGTCGTGATATTGAACTCCTCGATGTAATCGGTCAAACATATTGTCCATACCAATGAATCGATTATCGGGTTGCAGCATATCGAAGAAATCGTTTAATGCTGCAGTTGTGAACTGTGTCATTTTATGCCTCCTTTTTAAGCAAGTTTATTTTTAATAGTAGAAGACCTCACTCGAGCATCTTCTGTTTCTAGGAGTAACTTCTTCCTTTGGAGTTTCCAATAGAATACTTACTCTCTAAAATCCATTCATTCTTTTCACGATGTGATATTATCTTTATTTGTTTCAATGGTGCAAAGCCATCCATTGTGTCGGGATTAATTATTGTAAGTAATCCCCAATCAGATAATAACTCTGTTATTGTATTCCTACGAGATAAATCATTTTCAGTTAGATTAGATGGTTTACCATCCAACAAGAATAACTCTTTAAAATGTGTGATAAAGTAGTGACCTTGTTTATGAAGAATATGACAACTTTGATATAATGTATTCTCATCTTTTCTAGATGCTACACCAATTCTTGTCAATGTTTCTTTAATCTTTAAAAAATCATCTGGCTCATTTAGAGATACTTCTAACATATCACTAGGTGACCATTCTATAATTTCATCATTCATACAGATATTTATACAAATTATCTCTTCGAATGACCGCCTTTATCTAATCTTTTCTTTATGGTATTAAGTTGCTCCATACTAAACAAGTGACTAACACTTTTAGCAACAGTATGGTTATAACCAAAATACTTCCGTATAATATCCACTTTTTCATCATCTTCAGCTTTCAACCATTTACTAAATCGTTTTCTTTTACTTACTGTGCTTTTAAGAAAATCATATTGTAGTTTACTATCTATATGACAGTTAACATTCATTTCATTAGCAAGTAATACTGTATCTTGAAAGTAACCTAAACCACGATT